TACTTATACCAAAACAGTTAAGAAACCATTTGGTACTGTTTTGGATGAAATCTCTTGGGTTGGTGAAAATAGTATCTATGGAATATATTTTACTGATGCTAATTTTGGAATGTTTGATATTGACATCGAGTATGCTAAACATATTGTAGCTACAACTAAAAAATATGGATTCCCTAAACAGGTTTATATCTGCCCAACAAAAGTCAAGTTGCATAACCTATATGAAATTTATAAGTTATTAGCCAGTGCAGACCTACTATCACACTATCAGATCAGTATCCAGGATTTAGATGACGATGTTAAAAAGAATGTTGATCGCATAGACTTTAGTTTTGAAGAACAGGTATCTATGTTTAAACGATTACAAGAAATTAAATATCTGCCTGTGTTTATTGAATGTATTCTGGGCTTACCTGGTAGTAGTATCAAAACTATCAAAGACAGCGTACAGCGTATTAGTTTAGAAAAATTGCCATTTCCAATTGGCCATCATTGGATCTTATTACCAGAAACTCCAGCATATCATCCAGACTTTCGCAAAAAATTTAAATTAAAGACAGTCAAGGGCAAAAGCTCAGACGGTATTGGGGCAACTAGTATAATTAAACAAAAAGAAAATAGACTAAGCGATCCCGGTATTAATACTAGTAAAGTCAAAGTTGATGATATATCAACAGAATATGTAGTAGGATCATTTTCCTACACTACAGAAGAATGGATTGAAATGAACCAGCTACAGGTATTTGTTGCTAGTATGCAACAAACACAGATTTTAGATCTAGTAGCTGACTATATGTGGCAAGAACACGGTATTAAATATGGAGACTTTTTTCACGTTTGTCTTAAAACTGTGTTATCTGATGACCGTGTTGACTCTGAACTCCAAAAAGATTTTAACAAGCTAACGCATTCATTGAATGAATGGCTAGATGGTGTTAAGAATGATGTATATACTGATTATCACCCCGATTTTAATTTTGAACTTAGTCCGGTGGTTTACTATATATTTGTTGCCTTGGTTAGAATGGATCAGTTCTTTGATAGTGTATTATTGGCCATTGAGAAATTAGTGCCTATAGATGACAAAATTGTTGATCTTTGTCATTATAGTCAAAATAGAGTAATAGACATTGCATATCAACCAGGCCGAATATTTTCTACTCAATTTGATTGGTCTGAATATATCGAAACAGGACAATTAAATAAAATATATAAAACATATCAAATACAAGATACACAGGTTCTGGTGGGAGGTAAATGGTATGGCATCGACTGGGAGCAATATCGAGGTAGCATAAATTACTACACTCACTATGTCTATAGATCTTGTTACGATTATAGAAGTAAAAAGACAGCTCATCAAATACAAGAATTATAATGTCCAAACCAGAATATATTAATAACAGTGAAGAATGGGCTAATTTGTTTACCTGCGAGATATTAGAACAAACTAACACCCGTAGAATTGCAAAATTAACTCCAACCGATGGATGTCAAAATCCTCATGGGTTTTTGCATGGTGGTATCCAGGCCCTGGTAATAGATGAATTAACTATGAAATTTCTATATATCCCCCAACCAGATTACAGATTTTTAACAGTCAGAATGTCTATAGAATATATTAAACCAATTAGAATTATCCCATTTAAAATTGATATCAATATTGATAAAATAGACTTTACTTCTAACAGAGGATATGCTACAATGAATCTATATACAATGTCTGATACTTTATTAACTATAGCAAACAATGAATTTGCTGTGTTTAGGAAAAAATGAAATTCTTTACAGAAAGAAGTAAATTGATAGGGTGGCTAGCTAACGTCATTACAGTTGTTGGGGTAGTATTCACTAGTCTTGATGTATATCCACTCAATATTATTATACTGTCTATCGCTTGTTTATTTTGGATCGTGACAGGCATACTATGGAAGAAACCAGAGTTATGGTCATTAAATGCCATAATATTATTCATATATCTTTACGGGTTAATTAGATGAGTAAACTTAAAGTCAGTGAAATATTCTATTCAGCACAGGGTGAAGGACGCTTTATTGGTGTGCCTAGCGTGTTCTTAAGAACGTTTGGTTGTAACTTTACCTGTGGTGGGTTTGGTATGAGTGATCGTACACAGATGAGCACAGAACGTGAGTTCATTGATCCAACACAATACAGGATCTATGAAGACTTGCCGTTAGTAACTACAGGATGTGATAGTTATGCTAGTTGGGATCCTAAATTTAAACATCTTAGTCCGTTATTAGAAATTGATGCTGTGGTTAAACGTATGTTAGACCTAGTACCCAGCAACAGTTGGATCATGCCTAATGGCAATGACACCCATTTGGTTATCACAGGTGGTGAGCCTTTACTAGGTTGGCAACGTGCTTATCCAGAATTGTTAAGTCATAAGGATATGTATAATTTAAAGAATTTAACATTTGAAACAAATGGTACTCAAGAACTTCATGAAGACTTTGCCAAGTATCTGAAACTATGGAATCGTGGTAGCCGTGAGATCACATTCAGTGTAAGTGCTAAACTAAGTGCTAGTGGTGAAGCATGGGCCGATGCCATCAAACCTGAGATCGTTCGTAGCTATGAAAAGGTCGGTACTACATATCTTAAATTTGTAGTCGAAAAGCCAGAAGACTTCGATGAAGTTGATCGCGCAGTATCAGAATATCGTAAGGCCAAGTTCAAAGGTGTTATATACATTATGCCAGTGGGCGGTGTAGTTAAAGTTTACGATGGTAATAAATTTAATGTAGCTGATGAAGCTATGCGTCGTGGTTATTATTACAGCCCAAGATTACATGTTGATCTTTGGGGTAACAGTTGGGGCAAATAAAAGGAAAATATGAGCTATCTATTTACAAGTGAAAGTGTTAGTGAAGGACATCCAGATAAAGTAGCAGACGCTATCAGTGATGCTGTATTAGATTTAATGATGCGAGAAGGCAACAAAGCCTATCGTTGTGCTTGCGAAACATTGGTAACAACCAATCAAGTTATTATTGCCGGCGAATACAAAGGTATTTACAGTCATCAAGAAGTTGAAAATGCTGTGCGTCGTGTTATCCGTGACATTGGTTATGAGCAAGATGGATTCCATTGGGAAACTGTGGAGATCACTAACTTGATGCATGGACAAAGTGCGGACATCGCCCTAGGTACAGATACATTTGGTGCTGGTGATCAAGGACTTATGTTTGGATACGCTATTAACGAAACTCCAGACCTAATGCCCAGTGCTATCTATTACAGTCATTTGATTGTTAAACGGTTAACTGCTGTGCGTAAGAGTGGAGCGGTATGGTTAGGTCCAGATGCTAAGTCACAGGTAACTATGGAATACAATGATGATGGTAGTGTACGTCGTATTGCTAAGGTAGTATGTTCAACACAACACTCAGCTGATATGGATATCGACACGGTTAGAGAGCACGTAAAAGCAATTATTTTAACAGTATTACCAGGAGAATTAATCGATGCCAACACTGAGTTTCTTATCAATCCTACTGGGCGTTTCGTTATTGGTGGCCCAGATGGAGACACCGGTCTCACCGGACGTAAGATTATTGTTGATACTTACGGCGGGTATAGCCCTCACGGTGGGGGTGCATTCAGCGGTAAAGATCCTACGAAAGTAGACCGTAGTGCGGCTTATATGGCTAGATACTTAGCCAAGAATATCGTAGCCGCTAAAGGCGCACATAAAGCAACTGTTCAGATCAGTTATGCAATCGGTATTAAAGAACCTACCAGCTTGTTTGTTAAAACAGACAAGGGTATCAAATTTGACAATATAATTACTGCGTGGATACGTGAAAATGTTGATCTGACGCCAGCCGGTGTCATAAATAGATTTGAGTTGTTCCGTCCTATCTACAGTGAAACAACTAACTATGGACACTTTGGTAAAGCAAACTTACCTTGGGAAGAGTTAGATTTATTCAAGGATTAATATGATAAAAAAACTAATCAAAGATTTATTTGGTACCACTCCCGAACTACCGGCTATCAAAGAACAAAAAACCAAAAAGACTCCCAAAGAATTAGCCACCGAAGCTGGTGAACCTTGGGTAGAAGTCATCAGCATGGATATTGATAAAGATAATCCAGGTAATGGTGCTTTTGAATTAGATTGGAATGATAAATTTTTGTCCAATTTAATCCGTGCTGGTTATCAAGGTAAAACAGATCAAGATATAGTAGACAATTGGTTCAAATCTGTATGTCGCAATGTTATCCAAGAAAACTTTGAGCAAGAGCAAGCCGATCCAGAAATCCGTGCTAGTAACCGCCGTGATTTAGGTGATGGTAGAACGGAAATTAGTTGACAAAAATCAAAATAGAAAGTATAATGGTTAAATGAGATACTTACTTGTTGACACCGCAAACACATTCTTTAGAGCAAGACATTCAGCACATCGCCAAAGTGATACTTGGGACAAGCTGGGTTTTGCTATCCATGTAACCCTAGCATCAATCAATAAAAGTTGGCGTGATCAAAAGGCTGATCATGTTATATTCTGTTTAGAAGGGCGTAGCTGGCGCAAAGACTTCTATGAACCCTATAAGAAAAATCGTAGCGTAGCACGTGCGGCGCTTACTGAAAGTGAAGCTGAAGAAGATCGCTTGTTCTGGGAAACCTTTGACAACTTAAAAACATTTGTTGCAGAAAAGACTAACTGTAGTGTCCTTCAACATAATGAATTAGAAGCTGATGATCTTATCGCAGGATTCATACAAGCTCATCCCGGTGATCATCATACTATTGTTAGCAGTGATACAGACTTCTATCAACTCCTGGCAGACAACGTTAATCAATACAATGGTATCAGCGATGAGCTCCATACCTTAAAGGGTATCTTTGATAAGAAAGGCAAACCAGTCATTGATAAAAAAACTAAAGAGCCTAAGAAGATCCCCGATCCACAGTTTATACTTTTTGAAAAGTGTATGCGTGGTGATCCTACAGACAATGTATTTTCTGCATTTCCAGGCGTGCGCACCAAAGGCAGTAAAAATAAAGTTGGCTTAGAAGAAGCCTACGGTGATAAAGATAAGAAAGGTTATAATTGGAACAACATGATGTTACAACGTTGGGTTGATCACAATGGTGTAGAGCATCGTGTGTTAGATGACTATGAACGTAATCGTATTCTAGTTGATCTAACAGCACAACCAGATGCGATAAAAATTAAGATGGCAGAGACTATTGCGGCCGCACAGGCCCCCAAGAATATGCCCATGATAGGTGCACAGTTTCTTAAATTTTGCGGCAAATATGATTTAATTAAATTGAGTGAGAATGCTAGCAACATGTCCGAATGGATGATGGCTAGCTACCCGCAGAAAGATTATGCATGATAGCAGATGGCAAGTTCCTAGCATTAGATTTAGAATTAAATCAACCTAGCGGTAAGATCATACAGGTCGGTGTAGCCATAGGTGATAAGAACACACGTTTTGAAGACTATGTTGTACGTAAATGGTATATAGATCCACAGGAGCCTATCAGTGAGTTTATCAATGATCTAACAGGTATAACCGATGCGGACATACGTGCAGAAGCATATAGTCATGAGCATGTTGCCCGTGAGCTTGGTGAGCTGATACGTGAGCATAAGGTCTTTGTCAACCCAGTGACTTGGGGTGGTGGTGATAGTGTGGAATTATTGGCAGAATTCTGCAAAAATCATGCAGATTTCCCGCATTTTGGCCGTCGTTGGATCGATGTTAAGACCTGGTATACATACTTGATGCTTACACGTGGTAAAGCGCCTAGTGGTGGATTAGCGTCAGCTATGGGCTACTTTAAGCTACAGTTCCGAGGCAAAGCGCACAGGGCAGACGTGGATGCGGCCAATACCCTGGCACTATTCTTTAAGCTCTTAGAGCGCCAGGCCAAGCTAGAAAGTATTTTGGACAGTGCAAAAAACATTTGACTTTAATCAAAAACCTAAATATAATATAGTATGACTAAAGAATTAGAACGATTAGCAGAACAAGCAGGATTATCCGTAACAGATAATCTTGAACATTTCTATCGTCTGGTTGGTGAACGTTGTGCTGATATCTGTGGTAGCCAAGGTGATCAAAAGAACATACGTCGTCATTTTGGTCTAGACTATTATGATGGTCCTAGCCATTATCAGAGTAAAAGACATCAGGAAACACAGTATGACTGGAGTAAACATTACGTTGAGGAAAAGAAATAGATGGCACATATAATTGATAAAACGTTTGAATTCTGTTATGGACACAGAGTCTGGACACAGAAACTAAATGGTGAATATGCGGCAGACTTGAAGTGCGCTTGTCGTCATTTGCATGGACATGAAGGTAAACTACAGGTTTATCTACGTAGCCCAACCGGCGAATTAGATCCAACAGGTATGGTAACAGACTTCCGTCACTTAGAATGGTTGAAGAAATGGATCAATGAATATATCGATCATCAGTTTGTATTAGACAAGAATGATCCGTTGTATAATCAAATCGTTGGCGATCGTGAATTGGTTCCGGTATTGATTCCAAACACAGAACACGTAGCAGGTTGGCATTTAGACTTAACAGGTTTAGATCCTAATACACCAGAGTATGAATACTATGAAGGATTCATGATCGTGGACTTTGTTCCTACAAGTGAAAACTTATCTAGTTGGATGGCAGAACTAGTAGATATTAAAATGAAACCATTGAACGTAACTGTTGATCACATTGACTGGTGGGAAACTCCTAAGAGCCGTAGCGTATTTTACAAATGACAGCCGTAGTATTCATCTTACTAGCCTTATTTGGCATTAAGCACTTCATCGCTGACTTCTTGATGCAATATGATTACATGCTCAAGGAAAAAGGTATCTATGGTGCTACTGGTGGCGTTCATCATGCCATAGTCCATGCTAGTTTTACTTTCTTAATACTTGTATTCTTTTGCCCTAATGTAAATACAATTATTGCACTTTCTTTTGTGGACTTTGCTGTGCATTATCACGTAGATTTTATTAAACAACAATTGAATAAGGGACTTACAACAGCAGATCGTATGTTCTGGGTTTGGCTTGGCGCGGATCAAGCTCTGCACTATTTAACTTACGTAGGAATTATCAGTTATGTCACTCTTAGCTAAAGCAGTAGTTAAAAATAAATGTTGGATTGT